TGGAGCGGTTACACAACCGAGCGGACAGGAATAGATACGGTTGATAACATTGAAAGCATTATCTACCCTCCCGAAGTCGTAGCAGGTGGAGACATCGGAGAAATCACAGGAGACACGGGAGACAGACGACTTGGAAACGGGGACTACTCAAAAACAGCCTTTGACGTAGAAGCCCTACTTATTGAAGTGGACGGATTTTTTGACTATCGCCCTAACGTGTATGAAATCCCTAACTTGTTAAAAATCGCCTACGACCAAATACAAGAGGGCTTACGCTCATATATGGGTAAAGACGACTTAGAAATAGAGGTACAGCTATTAAATAGTGAGTTCACAGAGATAGAGCTTTATGACATCTATGGTAACAGTTATGTGTATCAACCGCAGTATTTACCAAGGACGATAGATGAAAACCACAAATATAAAGTAGTTGTAAGCGGTAGCCTTGGCGATAGTAATCAAGTTCATATCAATTTTCTTGAGTATAACAACGCTAACAATGTAAGCTATGCTGATAAGAACATTCTGGAAAATTTGAATAGTGGGGAGTGGGCAGAATATAACCCAGAGCATTTCAAGTATGGTTTGAATGATGTGACAGGGAAAAGCGTTGCAATCTTGAATGACGCAGAAGCCAGCTATATTCAATCACACAAGAACCAGATGGAACACACGCAGTTGACTTTCAAAGAGAATCGGGAAACGCTCAAGCAGAGTATAGACCTTTCAAATAAACAGGTTGCAAACGCTAACTCACAAGCCAGCTACAATGCACAATATGCCGTAGACAGTGCCAATATCAACCAATGGACGGAGGGCGCTAGTGGTATCTTAAATGTAGCTGGAAATCTCTTAACAGGGAACTTTGGGGGCGCACTTGGTGGGCTTGCATCTGGTGGTATGAAAGTCTTTAACGCTAACCGAGACTATAATAATAAATTAGTTCAGCAAGGTTTCACAGACACTAACAACGCCTTAAACTCGCAATCAAACGCCCTCGCTAACATGAAATCTAAGATAGCACTTGACCAATCAATCAGAGCATACAACGCAACGATGGCAGACCTACAAAACCAGCCTATCAGCGTGCAACAAATCGGGAATGACCTAGCTTTCCAAAGTGGGAACAGGTTGACAGACGTTTATTGGAAAGTCTCACTAGCTCAAAAGGAAATCATGGGACGGGCTAACGAGTACATCAAATGTTATGGGGTGCTTGTCAACTGGTTCACTAATGACGCTTTAAGTGTAATGAGGTCAAGAAAACGCTTTAATTATATCAAGATGATTAACTTAAACCTTGGAACACTAAGAGCCAATCAATCGCACATCAACGCACTACAAGCTATCTTCCAGTCTGGGGTCAGAATATGGAACTATTCAGCCAATAAAGAAGACAGCATTTTGTTTGATATTCAGAAAAACAACCCGAATTTTTAAAAGTGTGATATAATAAAATTGAAAGGAGTGATTTTCTATCGAAGCAACTGAAAAATGGTACAATCCGCAGAAAATGCTATCTTATAACCAGTATCTAAACTTTGTTATCGGTGGTCGTGGGATTGGGAAGACCTTTGCACTCAAAAAGCACCTGCTGAAACGGTTCATAGATAAAGGAGAGCAATTCATCTATTTAAGACGGAACAAGTCAGAGCTTGACCGAATAGACAAAGACAAGTTTTTTACTACGGAACTACTAAAACAAGTCTTTACAAATTTTGAAGTGATAGACAGTGACGCTAGTAAAATTCATACTAAGATTATTTTCAGAGCGGACAATATGGAAGAAGAGGAAAATATTTTAGTCTTGTCTTCTACCAAAATTATTCTTAATGGGAAGATTGTTTGCTATCTCAAGAGCCTTTCTACTTGGGTAGACTTGAAAGGTTCAGAGTATGATGAGGCTATGAGTATCTTATACGATGAGGTATTGATAGACGTTACCAGTAAAAAGAGGTATCTTGATAACGAAGTGGAAGCCCTCCTAAACTTTATCTTCTCCGTTTTCAGAAGACGGGACGGGTGTCACGCTTACCTGCTATCAAATGCAAGTAATTTCAACAATCCCTATTTTGCCTTTCTGAAATTCTATGACGATAACGGCAAGCGCTTTTATAACCTGAAACAATATGCAACGCTTATAGAGTTCCCCCCTCATTCAGCTTTCCAGACGGAGGAAGAAAAAGAAAGTGGATTCTTTAAACTCTTGAGTAAGTCCAGCATTTATGAAAGCGTTGCTAATAACGAGTTTCAGATTAAAAACGATAAGAATATAGCGAAGATTAAAGGCTTAAAGTCTAGGCTATATAGCTTTTATTGTGACGGTACTTTCTTAACAGGGTACTACATCGACAATATGGTATATATTGCTAAAGGTTTTGACAAGAATTTGACCGCTTATTGTTTAGAGGTGGAACAGGTGGAAGACGGGTTTGTTTACTTGAACAAGTCCAGCGCACTAGGTAAGACTTTACGGAGTTTGTACCTTAAGAATATGTTTATTTATGAAGATTTAGAAACTAAAAACAAATTTATAGAGGTTATCAATCATGTTATATAATATTATGCTAGAGGTTGCTAAAGGCGACTATATCACAATTCTTTTTGCTTTGATTCTGTTTGACTTTATCACAGGGTTTTTAAAGGCTTGGAAATGGAAAGTCACCGATAGCTGGACAGGACTAAAAGGAGTTATCAAACATACCCTTACATTCATTTTTTACTATTTTGTAGCGGTATTCTTGACCTACATTCACGCTATGGCAGTCGGTCAGATTTTGCTTGTTATCATTAACTTATACTATGCTTTGTCTATCATGGAAAATCTTGCTGTTATGGGTGTATTTATCCCTAAATTTATGACGGCAAGGGTTCAGGAAGAATTGCAGAAATACACCGCACAACTAGACGCAGGGAAAGACCTGCTGGAAGAATTTAAAGGAGAAAATAAATAATGATTAAAAAGAATGATTTATTTGTAGACATTGCAAGCCATCAAGGTTACGACATTTCAGGAATTTTGGAAGAAGCAGGAACAACCAACACAATTATTAAAGTGTCAGAAAGTACAAGCTATTTAAACCCTTGCTTGTCTGCTCAAGTAAGCCAGTCAAACCCTATCGGATTTTATCATTTTGCTTGGTTTGGCGGAAATGAAGAAGAAGCAGAAGCAGAAGCCCGATATTTCCTTGCTAACGTACCTACACAAGTAAAATACCTTGTATTGGACTATGAAGACCACGCAAGCGCAAGCGTACAAGCAAACACTAACGCATGTTTACGCTTTATGCAAGTTATCTCAGACGCTGGATATACACCTATTTATTATAGTTACAAACCATTTACGCTTGATAATGTGGACTATCAGCAGATTTTAGCACAGTTCCCTAATTCTCTATGGATTGCAGGCTATGGCTTAAATGATGGTACAGCTAACTTTGAATACTTTCCAAGCATGGACGGGATACGCTGGTGGCAATATTCTAGTAACCCGTTTGATAAAAATATAGTCTTGTTAGACGATGAAGAAGACGACAAACCAAAGACCGCTGGAACTTGGAAACAAGACAGCAAGGGCTGGTGGTTCAGACGAAACAACGGCAGTTTCCCGTATAATAAATGGGAAAAAATCGGAGGCGTTTGGTACTACTTCGATAAAAAGGGTTATTGCTTAACGAGCGAATGGCTCAAGGACAATGAAAAATGGTACTACCTCAAAGATAATGGCGCTATGGCGACTGGTTGGGTGTTTGTCGGGTCAGAATGGTATTATATGGACGATTCAGGCGCTATGGTTACTGGTTGGGTCAAATACAAGAATAACTGGTATTATATGACAAATGAGCGTGGTAACATGGTTTCTAATGAGTTTATTAAGAGTGGTAAAGGTTGGTATTTCACGAATGCAAACGGAGAGCTTGCAGACAATCCAAGCTTTACAAAAGAACCAGACGGGCTTATAACAGTAGCATAAAAAGAAAAGCTAGTAGAAAGTTTCTACTAGCTGTTTTTATATTCTGCTATGATTTTATAAGCGTCTTCGTCTGGGTTGTCCAGAGCGATGGAGCAGATGGCAGACAGGACGCTGTTCATCTGATTGTATTTCTGTAAATAGTGATTTTCTAGCTGTTTGTAGTTGCTGATGTGTTTTTCATATCCAGCCAGAGAAAAGGAGTGATGGAGGTTTATGAGTTGCTGGGTCAGTCTTGCCTTGTCTAGTCCGTCTGGGTATGCTTTCATCATTTCTGAAAGCGTTTCTAAATAGCTTGTAAATGAATGTATAACCAGTTCATCAAGTGTTACCATACCCCGAACGCTGGAAGCGGTTAGGCTTGCAATCTTTTGACCATGCAACCTTAAACTGTTTTCAAATTGTAAGGCTATTTCTTGCCCCTCTAAGCGTGTTTTGTCTTCCATAGTATTAACCCCCTACATTCTCAAGATAAGCGACTAGGCGCAAAATAGAAGCCGTGTTACTATCGTTTTCTCGCTTTAACTTGGTAATGGTACTTTGTTGTTGCTCAAGTTGTTTTTGTTGCTTGAAAATGGTATAGGTCAGTAGTGACATAATGACTAGAAAAACCAATATGGCAAGGTTGCAAGAAGCGAACCACCAGAACCAAAAACGACCTTTTTTGTTTAATTTGT